GATACCGATTGTTACACGATTACTATATGGGCGACCACCGCATTTTAAACCGTAGAAAAAGGGGTAAAAACGTGGCAAACAACCGCATAATGTGTAATCACGCAAAGTACATAACGGATATGACGCAGAGTTATCTTGTCGGCAATCCCGTAACATACGCAGTATCGGACGACTACGACATTGAGGCAATCAAAAACGCATATTTGGAACAGGATATTCCGAGTGTGGACAGTGAAATCGTAAAGAATATGAGCATTTACGGCAAAGCATATGAACTGATTTATGCGGACGAAAAGAGCAAGCCGAGAAGTGTACGATTGGATCCGGAGCATACATTTGTATGTTACTCACAGTCGGCATTTGAAAAGCCGTTGTTTGCGGTGTATTACTACAAGAAATACGACCTTGACGGCTACTGCACAGGCAGTATTTGTCGTGTGTATGACGAGTCATTTATATATACATACACAGGTCTTGACAGCTATACGGCATTGTCATTGCAAAATGTTGAACCGCATTACTTTTTCGATGTGCCGATTATCGAATACAGAAATAATACGGAAATGCAGGGCGATTTTGAACAGCTTATAACACAGATTGACGCATACAATGTGTTGATGTCAGACCGAATAAACGACAAGGAACAATTCGTTAATTCGCTGTTGTTTTTGTGTAATTGCGACCTTGACACCGAACAGGCAAAAAAACTATTGGTAGAACGTATCTTAATGGGTGACGGTGACGCAAAGGCGGAGTATCTGTCAAAGGTGTTGAACGAGGCTGATACAAAGGTGTTGCGTGACGACATCAAGGACGATATACACCGTTTGTCACACGTTCCCGACCTGTCGGACGAAAGTTTCGGCAACAACTTGTCGGGTGTGGCAATAAAGTACAAGCTGTTGGGATTTGAACAGCACGTCAAGAACAAAGAACGTAATTTCGCTAAGACATTGCGCAAGCGATTAGAGATTTACAACAATTTCTTAGTGACATTAAACGCAATGAAAGAAGTGCCGTCGCACAGAGTTGACATCGGATTTACATATAACTTGCCTGCAAATGAGTTGGAAATTGCACAGATGATTAATTACCTCAAAGGTCTTGCGTCTGACGAAACGTTATTAGAGCGTCTGCCGTTTATAACAGATGCAAAGGAAGAAGTCGAAATCGCACGCAGAGAGCAAGCGGAAAAGTCCGCCGAGGATATGCGTATCGCTGAAAGTTCGGCAAGGAAAGTAAACTACAATGAAGAGTAAGGCATATTGGGTAAAACGTGCCGTTGAAGTTGAAACATATTTGCAATCACAAGCGGACAGCGTTAAGGACGGTGTAATTAAGGCATATGAGCGAGCAATCAAGAATGTAAACAATGACATTGATAAAACGTTTAAAGCCTATATTTCAACTGATATACCCGAAAAAGAGGCACGTCGGCTGATGAGCATAGCCGACAGTGACAAACAGTACGAAGAACTTCTTGAACTGTACGACGAAACAGACGACAAGACAGTCAAAAAGGAAATTCTAAACCGCATAAATGCACAGGCATACGGTGCGAGAATTAGCCGATTAGAGGGACTGAAACGTAATGTGTACATCTATTTCAGGCACGTTGCAAACGAGGCTATAAAGGAGCAAAAGAAACTGTATGACAGTGCGGTAAAGACGGCTTATTATACAAACATATTTGATACTGCACAAGGTTTAAACTGCGGTATTGATTTTTCACTTGTACCGCAAAAGGCGGTTAATATGGTATTAAGAGAGCCGTGGCACGGTCACAACTACAGCGAGAGAGTGTGGGTACATAACGACAGATTTATACAGGCAGTCGGACAGACGATTGAGGACGGTATAATCAGCGGTCACAGTGTAAGCCGTATGACCGACAAGCTGATTGATTACGTCAAAGATACTGCACCGGGTGGAATACGAACATCAGCCGAAACACTTGTGCGAAGTGAAACGGCGCATTTTATGAACCAAGGTCAAAAGATGGCGTATGAGGAAATCGGTATAAAACAGTATCGTTTTGTTGCGGCACTGTCTGAATTGACGTGCGACACTTGCGGTAATCTTGACGGCGAAGTTTTTGATGTAAACGCCGCCGTTGAGGGTGAAAATTATCCACCGATACACCCTCGTTGTCGTTGTGTTACGATTATGGCAGATGTGAATTTGTCAAGTCGTATTGCACGCGATCCGCTTACGGGCGAAAATTACAAGGTTGACGGCAGTATGACGTTTAATGAATGGAAAAACGGTTTGTCGGATGAGCAAAGAAATGCGTTAAAATATGTTGCAAATAGTGAAAAACGTGGTATAATAGAGATGAAAAGAAAAAAGAACGATAATAAATCAGAAACTATGCCAAAAAAGCAACTTCAAAAAATAATTAAAAGGTTTAAGAAGTTGGGAGGAACTATTCAAATGAGCGAGGAAACGGATAAATATTTGGATAGTAAATTTGCAGAAGCAATTACATATGATGCGCATACAATTTTATTACGTCAAAAACCTAGTCGTGCCAGTGTATTTGAAGAGCTTATACATTCCGCTCAATATGGAACGGGGAAAAATGATGGAAGTTATATTAGTCGATTAAAGTGTGAAATAGAGGCACAAGAGAAATTACTAAGATACCAAAAAGCATACAGACTTACTAAAATTGAGGTCGAACAAACAGAAAAGGCTTTAAATGATTACAAAAATGAATTAAAACTATACTATAAAAAAGGCGGTGTGTGATATGGATATAATAAATTCATTGAAAATTGGACAAAATATATCGGTACAAATCAATGACAACGGTATAAACTTAAAAAATGGGGGATATGTTGCAGATGAAAACGGAAACCGCTTTAAAATATTATCAGTAGCGATGATAAATAATCATAAACGATTAATTGATAGTAATGCAGAGTTATTGTTGGCGGGAGATGTTAATAATATCGGAAAAAAATTATATACGATATGATTTAATGAAAAAGAGTGTGTAAGAAAAAATTAAATATAAATTAAATATTAAAAGCACGTCTTATGGCGTGCTTTTTTGATACACTGAAAGGCGGTGATAGTGTGAGAGTAGGCACAACATACACATAGAAGAAAGGAATGGTGATCCGATTATCTCCCTGTTAGACGTGGGGTTATACGTCTTATTTTTATACAATTTTTTTTAGAAAGGAATGATTTGAATGGCAGAGCCAACACCAAATCCAACACCAAATCCAACACCACCGGCAGACCCGACACCACCGACACCAGCGACAGGCGACGAGGGCAAGGCGATTGAGGACGCAGTGGCAAAAGCAAAGGCTGAATGGGAAAAGGACCTTGAACAAAAGCTAATGGACGCTGAAAACGAGGGCGCGAGAAAAGCTAAGCTATCGGCAGACCAACGCAAAAAGGAAGAGGACGACAAGGCAAGAGAGGATTTTGAAAAAGAAAAGGCGGAGTTTGAACGTGAAAAAATCGTTGCATATGCCGAAACGGAACTTGCCAAAGTCGGATTGTCTGCCGAGATTGCAAAGTACATCATAGCAGAGGACAAGGATAGCACAAAGGTGGTTATCGACAAGATAAAAGAAAGCTACGACAAAGATGTACAAGCAGGTGTTACCGAGCGTTTAAAGGGCAAAACACCGGATTTAAACGGTGGCAGTGGCGGTCACAACACAGGCAGTTTTATGGACATAATCAGAGAAAATCAAAGATAGGAGTGAAATAAATGGGTTATTTGAAAAATGAATTGACAGGCTTTGTACCTGTCGAACAAGCAACAGACATCATCAAAATGGTGACAAGGGGTTCAAGTGTTTTAAGAATGGCGAAAGTCGAGGAAATGAAACACGAGAAAAAGAAGTTTAACGTACTTACAGACGGTCCGGGTGCTTACTGGGTCGGTGAGGGTGAAAGAATTAAGACAAGCGGTGCTACTTGGATTCACCCTGAAATCGAAGCTAAGAAGTTAGCCGTTATTATTCCGGTAACAAAAGAGAAGTTGGAAGATACAACTATCAGCGTATTTGAGGAACTAAAGCCGGAAATCGCAGAGGCATTCTACAGAGCGATTGACGCGGCGTGCATTTTCGGTACAAATTCGCCGTTCAAGACAAACATTATGAACGCTATAGACAGCAAGCATATGGTTGTTATAGACAACACAAATATTGATATTGCTATATCTGACGCAATGTCAATGATTGAAGAAAACGGCTATGACCCGTCGGGATTTATCGGTCGTATCGGTGTTAAGAATATGCTGAGAAAATTGCGTGACGCAAACGGCGCACCTGCATATGTCAACGGTACAACAGGCGGTGAGCTGTACGGTCAGCCTATCGAATTTGTACGTAACGGTGCGTGGGACAATAAACGTGCCGATATTATCACAGGTAACTTCAAGTATGCCGTTGTCGGTATGCGTGCAGGTATCAACTATGAAATTCTTACAGAGGCAACACTACAAGGCACTCTTGACAGCGACGGTAAACCGCTATCACTTGCCGAGCAAGATATGGTTGCAATCAAGGCTACTATGCGTTTAGGTTTCCTTGTTGTTAAGGACGACGCATTTGCCGCATTTAAGAACGGTGTTCCGACACTCGGCGAATTGACAGTTGAATCGGTTGCAGGCACAACAGGCAACACTGTTATTACGGTATCGCCAAAGCCTATCGGCGGTCACAAGTTGGTTTACAAGACTGTCGCAAGCACCGCTCCAAGTGTTGCGTATGACGACGATTTGTCGAAGTGGACAGAGTTTAACAACGGTGACGAAATCACTGCGACAAACGGTCACAAGATTACAGTTGCGGAAGTTACCGCAGACGGCAAAGCGAGAAAGTCGGGCAGTGCCGACGTTGTAAGCGGTGAATAATATGGAACAGTTGGGGACACTAAAAATGTTGTTGGGAATTAAGGACGACGAGCAAGACAGCTTGTTGTCCTTTTTGCTTGAGGACACAGTTAATATGATTATGGCGTATTGTCATATTGATGTACTGCCTCGTCAGCTTGAAAGCCTTGTTCCGAAAATTGCGGCGGATATGTACAGGGCGAAAGGTTACGGGGACAGTAAAAGTCCCGAAGTAGTCAAGAGCAGAAGTGAGGGCGAACGTTCCGTCACATATGCCGAAACCGACAACGATAAGATTTTCAGCAACTATTATAAACGCCTTGACCCGTTCCGAAAACGAAAGGGGCGTGTTCCGAGTGACATCGGTATTCAGTGATTTTTACGATAAAACTGTTATAATCGCAGAATATGAAATTGACGACTATACAGGTAAAACCGAAAAGACTGTATTATCCGAAATCAAAGCCGATGTACAACCGTACAGCGGTGGCAGAGCAAGAGAGCAATACGGTTTGGATATAGAATGTCAAATGCGTATGTTCTGCGATATGTCAGACGACGTAAAGGTCGGTAACAGGGTTGAATATGACGGCGACATATATGATATAACATATGTGCAGAAATGGGACAGCGGTTTGGTAGCAATGCTCGAAAGGAGTAGGCTGAAATGAATTTTTCAATCGAGGGGATAGACAACGTTGTTGACAAGCTGACACAGTATGCGTCGGGCGATAAAATACAGCGAGGTTTGGCAATGGCGGGGGAAGTCGTAAGAGCACACGCAGTGGCAAACTGTCCTGTTGCAACAGGACGTTTAAAGGGCAGTATCGTAAGCCAAGTGGACGGTGACAGCGTTGCAATCGGTCCGACTGCCGATTACGGTATTTATGTCGAATTCGGCACAGGCTCAAAGGGCGACAAATCTGTTTCGCATACGTCAAAAAGACACTGGACGTATTACAGTGGCGGTCGATTTTACACAACGTCGGGGCAAGCACCACAGCCGTTCCTTGTTCCGGCATTAAAGAACAATGTAAGTGAAATAGTAGCTAAGTTTAAGGAGGGGTACGGTGTTTGATATTGGTTTGGAATTACGGGATATTTTAAAGCAAATAGACGGTGTAAGTGTATGTTTTGCTTATCCCGATAATTTTAATAAATTGCCTGCAATAGCATATTACACGTTAACGGACAAAGGCTCAATGTCATATGACAATACGGTCGTTACGAATGATACGACTGTTCAGATTGATATTTACGCCGATTATCCGCAAACGTGTTTTGAATTGTCGGAGAGGGTATATAAATTGTTGACTGATAATGAATATTATCATGAAATGACAATGGACGTACCCAATCCCGACGACAAGGGTATAAAACATAGGACAATGAGATTTACGAAAGTAGTAGAAAGGAATGATTGATTTATGGCAAATACAGCAAAAAGAAAACCACTACCTACAATAGGTGTGGACAAGTACACATTTTTCGCAGTTTTAACAGACACATCAGAGGGTGCAACATATGGCGATCCGTATAATTTGAGAGGTACAGTCGAAATTGCACCGACAGACGCAGGCGGCAGTGATGTTTTTGACGCCGATAACGGTGCGTATGAAACATCAAACTACATTGAAAAATTAGGTCACGACATCACAAATGCCGATATTCCGCCGGAAGTTGATTCAATGTGGCGTGGACTGACACAAAAAGACGGTGTAGTAGAGGTTGGCAATGATACAAAAACAGTTTATTTCGGTGTTGCGTGGAGAATTATGAAATCCGACGGCTCATACCGTTATGTAAGATATTACAAGGGTTCGTACAGCTTTGCGTCAAATGTAGGCGGTAAGACTAAAGCGTCAAGCGGTGCGCCTGAAAAGCAAACCGCAAAGGCTACATACACAGCCGTACAACGTGATTTTGACAACAACTATTACGCATACTTTGACGAAAGCGATTTGCCGGAGGGCGTTACAAAGACAGAACTTGAGGAAAACTGGTTTAAGGATATGAACTACTATCCAGTGAAGAAAGCACTTTAAGACAAGGCACGCCGAAAGGCGTGCTTTTTTCGTATAGAGAGGAGTAAGTAACAATGCAAAGAGTATTAACATTTGTACACAACCAAAAGAAGTATGTATCAAAACCGTGGTGTTTCGGTGCGGCAACGTTGGTTGAAAAAGAATACATGGACGTTGCAGAGGGTGAAAAAGTAACGGCTACGTCGGTATGTGCAGATGCCGTTGACTATCTGTTTGAGGGTACAGAGGCGACACAAGATATTTTGGACACGGCTGTTTCAGCAAAAATGAGAATGTGTCGTGAAGTTATGAAGTGGTTTATGGACGATTTTACGGGAAAAAACGAGGAAAGCCTGCCGAAGCAGGCAACCGAAAAGGAAGATTAAGCGATTTATATGGGACAATGCTGAAATATCACGGTATACTGCCGAATGATTTGGCAAAACAAGACCCAAGATTATTACTTGCAGTTATAATCGAGGACGAGGAAGAAGAATATACGGGAAATGACCCGTATTTAAAAATGTTTTATGGAATGTAGTGAGGTGATTTGTAGTGGCTGACGCGGCGGAATTAGTAGTAAGAATAAGAGGTGATGCGTCGGATTTAGAGGCGACAATTAGCAGTGTTGAAAGCGAATTGTCAAAATTGGAGCAGACGCAAAGCAAAAATAATAATACAAGTACAAAAGGTCTTACGGCATATAAAAAGCAAATGCAAGACGCACAAACCACCTTGCAAACAAGCCGTACGGCATTGACGAATACAAAAAAAGCGTATGAGGATAACGTCAAGTCTGTAAATAAAAATGTTACGGCACTGAAAGCGCAGAAAACGGAATTAGACAAACAAATTTCTTTGCGTTCAAATGAAAAACGGTTGCTTACAGAGGCGAACAAAAGTCTTGACAAAAACAGTGTTGCATACAAAGACAACCAAAAGGCATTGAATTGGGTAAATACCGAGATTGAGGCATACACAAAGCAAAGTCAAAGTATATCCGATTCTATTCGTACGCAAGAGGCGGCATTGTCAGGAAGTAAAAAGGCATATACCGACGCACAAGCAACCGTCAAAAAAGCAACGGAGCAATACGAGGAATACGAGAAAGGCTTAAAAGCCGCTGAACGTGCAGATGAGGCGCAGAACCTACAGAATACAGGTAAGCGGTGGAAAGAAGTCGGTGAGGGTATAGATACTGTAACTAAACCGTTACAGTATGCGGCGACTGCACTTGCCGCGGGCGGTGTTGCGAGTGCCAAGTTTGCGATAGATTTTGAGAACAATTTCGCAAATGTAAAGAAAACTGTTGACGGTACACCTGAACAGCTTGAAAAGATTAGGCAAGAAATTATAGATATGACGACTGTCGGAATAAACGGACATTCTGCCATTCCTGAAACAACGGCAGAATTAACCGAACTTGCGGCGGCAGGCGGTCAGTTGGGTATAAAAACTGAAAACATATCTAAATTTACTGAAACAATGGCAATGCTCGGCACTGCTACAAATCTGTACGGCGAAGAGGGTGCGGCAACACTTGCAAAGTTCGCAAACGTTACAAAAATGGACCAAGAAAATTTTGACCGTTTGGGAAGTTCAATAGTTGATTTGGGTAACAATTTCGCTACAACAGAATCGGATATAGCTAATATGTCTATGCGTTTAGCTGGTGCAGGTACACAAATCGGATTAAGTCAAGCCGACATATTAGGTATAGCAACCGCATTGTCAAGCGTTGGTATAGAGGCTGAAATGGGTGGTAGTGCGTTCAGTAAGGCTATGATTGCTATGCAAATGGCAACTACAAACGGTTATACGCAGGTTAATGACGTTATGAACAAAACAGGAATGTCATTAAGAGATTTGCAACTACTATCCGCAAACAACAGCAAAGACTTCAAGTCATTGGCTGATGGTTTAGGCTACACAAGCACCGAACTAAATTCAATGATTTCGTCAGGCGTACAATTAGAGAATTTCGCTAAAATCACAGGAAAGACAACAGAAGAATTTAAGAATTTGTTTGATTCATCTCCTGCCGAGGCGATAGACGCATTCATCAAAGGTCTACAAAATGCCGACGGTGCAGGTGAAAACGCAATCGGTATGTTGCAGGATATGGGATTTACCGAAGTGCGTTTGCGTGATTCTTTGTTACGTTTGGCAAACAGTGAGGCAGGTATCACCGAGGCGGTAACACGTTCAAATACAGCATGGAACGAAAACATTGCATTGCAGAACGAGTTTAACGCAAAGAATGAAACAACTGCGTCACAGTTGTCAGTTACCAAAAACAATATTGTTGAGGCGGCGAGAAGTATCGGCGAAACAATGTTGCCGTCAATAAAAGACGCAAGCACCACAGTAGCTAATTTCGCAAAAGGTTTGTCACAAATGTCAGACGGTCAAAAGAAAGTTGTTGTTAATACGGGTGCTACGGTCATAGCTTTGGGGGCATTGTCGAAAGGAACAGCCGGAGCAATTAAAGGTGTTGGCGGAATTGTTGAGGCAGTCGGAAACCTAAAGAAAGCATTTTCAGCCGGCGGAGCATTGGCGAAGTTTGCACCGACACTTGCGAGCATAGGTTCTGTTGCCGGACCTGCGGCGTTAGCTGTTGCGGGTATTGCTACGGCGGCGATAGGCGGAAAGGTTGCATATGACAAATGGTATCAATCGCAATACAGGTGGAGCGAGGGACTATCCAAGGGTAATGAAAAGGTCAAAGAAAGCCTTGAAAAATACAAATCGCTGAATGAAGTACAGGGGCAAATCAAATCGTTAAAAATGGTTATTGAAAGCCCTGAAAGCAGTCAAGAACAAGTTGACAATGCAAAAAGCAAGTTAGAAGAAATAAAGGAAATGCTATCGCAAGAATATAATCTTGTAATCAATTCCGATAATTCTAATTTGGACGACGCTGTTGAACAAGTAACAAAACTAACCAAGAATGAATTGCAATCTAACATAAATAATCAACGTGCCGAATTATCTGAATTAGTAAATAATAATGCTAATTATATACAAACACGACGCGAGGCACAAGAAAATTATAACCAAGAATTAGAATTGCAGACTAAATATTCAGAGGCAAAGTCTAAAGTCAGTGATATTACCGCAAAAATAGCGGATAATGAAATTACTGCGGCTGAGGGATACGAAAAAGCCAAAGAAATATATAAAAATACAATAGGTAGTGACTATGAAAATGCGATAACGGATGAATCCGCTAAAAATGCAGAAAGTGTGCTTGCCTCGATAACTGGTAGTTATAAGGTTGCGACAGGAATACTTGAAGATTATAAAAAACAACTTGATGATTTGGACGGTTCACATCAAGAACTACATGATACAGCAGAAGAACTGTCTAACATGGAGCTTGAATTGTTAAAAATGTCAGTGGCAAATAAGGATAATGAGAGTGTGGAAAAATCATTGTCCGATATGAAAGAATTTATTTCAGCGGGCAAACTGGATATGAACAGTTATGCTCAAGCCGCGGCATTGGCAATGAATGGAGTTGATAATTTAGAGTCTGCGTGGGAAAAAGCGGCAAATGGTGACGGAACAGAATTGAATAATATAATTAACGATTATGTTCATTCAATGCAAAAGTTTGGAGCATATTCAGGTGATATTGCAACAAATGCCGCTTTACTGCAAAACGGATTTAAGACTGTAAAAGAGGCTGCCGAAAACGGTAAACTTGATGTTATTACCGAACAGGCAAACGAATTAGCACACAGCATGGGGCTGATTCCGGAGAATAAGCGTATAGTCATAGATGCCGACGGGAACATTTCGGTAGTAAAGGAACTTCAACAGGCTGTAGATGATGTAAATACAAAAGGTGACGTAAAACTGCAAGTCGGTGCAGAGGGCGATATTTCTGTATTGGACACAGCTGATGAAAAATTAAAAGAACTTGTCAAAAATGACGAAGTTCAGATTAAATTTAATATCGATACAGGCGGTTTTGATATTAACGATTTGAATGGTAATAAGTTGGGTGAAATCACTGCAACGGGTAAAGTTATATGGACTAACGACAGCACAGAACCCGACAACTATACGGCACCACCCAAAGAGGGCAATGTTACATTTACAAAAGACAGTGCAGAACCTGACGGCTATCAACCCGAAGACAAATTTGCGACAGTCCATTATACTGTTTCTGTTGAGGGTTCGTCTATAGAGGGACTAAGCGATAAAAGTGCTCCGGCGGCAAAGTTTGGCAGTACGGGAATGTTCGTAAAAAAAGCCAAAGGTACACAAAATTTTGAGGGCGGTTTGGCAATGGTTAATGACGAAAAGGGTATATCTGACCCGCGAGAATTAATCGTTGATAAAGGACGTGCATTTATACCACAGGGCAAGGACGTAGTATTGCCGTTGTCAAAGGGTGCAAAGGTGTACACAGCGTCACAAACCAAAGCGATAATGTCGGGTATGGGTATACCGCATTACGCAACAGGAAAAGACAATTCGGACGCGTTTACATCAGCCAAGGACGATTGGACGCATTACACAAAAACGCACGCAGTAACGACCGCACAAGAATTAGAGAAGTGGTTAGAATTTCAAGAGAAATTCAAGTCGAACGACAAGGATATTGCCGACATAGAGGAACAAATTTTCTCTATTATGCAGAAACAGACGAAAGAGTTCAACGAACAGTCAAAGGCATACCTTGAAAAGCACAGCGCTATAAACGATTGGGGTGATAACGGCGACACACCGCTTGACGCTTTCAAACGTATAAAAGACAGAAATTATCAAGATTTACAAGACGCAAAAATCACTTGGGACGATTATGTTGACAACGTGTCGGACGCAGGCGAAACGCTTTATGACGATATGAAAAGCTACTCGGACAGTTGGCTTGAACATCAGCAGAAGTATCACAATATGTCGATAGACGACTACATTGCAGGTATCGACAGAGAGGCGGAACGTCTTGAAGAATTTTATGCGAATGACGTTATTAATTATCAAAAATACGTCGAGGAAAAACAGACACTTGAAGAAAAACGTTATGACGCAGTGGCTCAAAAGAATGCTGACGAGTATTCGGCATGGCAAAAGGACGCAGACGCTTGGCGGGAGTTAAGAAGTACATATGATGATTGGGATAAGTACGGTGACAGTGAGGAAGATTTTCTAAAACGCAAAATTGACCGAGTAAAAGAGTTTTACAATGCGGGTAAAATCAGTTTTGAGGAATTTATTGACGACACAAACAAGTACAGTATGGAACTGTACAAGTCACAATCAAGTGCGGTTGACGAACTGCTCCAAAAGCAACAAGACTATATTTCAAATGTCAAAGATGAATTTTCAAAGCAAGAGCAAGAACTTCGTGACAGTTGGGACGTACAGGATCGCAAAACAGATATGTCAGAGGTACAGGCACAACTTGATGTGTACGCAAATTCAGTTACTGATAAGGGGCAACAGAAGTACAAAGAGTTGCAGGAACAAATGAAACAGTTGCAACGTGATGAAGAATTGTACCAACTACAGAAAAAGAATAATGCCACTATTGAAAGTCTTGAGGCTGAATACAAGCAAATGGAGGACGGCAAGAAAAACATTCTTACAGGATTGCAAAATGCCGACATCAACATATCTGCATACGTGGCAACAATAACCGATAAGGTTTCGGCGACAGGCGGTAATATAGAAAGTTTGCTAAGTCGAATGCTTGACAAATTCGATAGTTTCAAAATTGAAAATAATTCAATGAGCGACAACAGGAAGATCATAAATAACTTCATGCAAATGACACCGGAAGAAAAACAAGATGCATTGAACAAATACGTAGGATTATAGGAGGAAAGATATGCGTAACGGTTTTGAATTTAACGGCAAAAATACAACGGATTTTAAGCGAGTGACGGTCAGAACAAAGGACCGTCCAGTATTTCCGCAGGTAAAGGAGTTTACCGTAAGTGCCGACGAAACAGACGGTGAATATGATTTTACTGACGTGTCGGGTCACGAATATTTCAATACACGAAAATTTCAGATTGATTTTAACATCGGTGCGGACAGTACCGAAGAATTAAACAAAAAGCTAACCGCTATAAGCCGTTGGTTTAAGGGCAAAGGCACGCTTATTTTTAACGATATGCCGTTTGTTAAGTGGAACGTAAGGGTAATGGACAGCGTGTCATATACACCCGAACACGACGGCAGAAAAGCCGTTTTGTCAGTGACGTATAAGGCAGAGCCTTTTTCGGAGCTTATATTTGACGCATTGGACGGTCCTTGTCTTGATACGGAAATACCGCTCGACACAGAACAACCGATAGGACAAGACGAGTATTTAACATTGAATGGCAGTGGCACATATAAGAATGTACCGAATGTCGGCGATATACACGTCAAACCTATTATAACCGTAACAGGTGCAACAAGCCCTTTCACAATAGGAAATAACGGCAAAAATATCACTGTTAAGCATACTGGCGATATTGTTATTGACTGCGAAAAAGAAATAGTTTACAGCGGAAATACAAGCCTTATGACGGATATATCGGGCGATTTCTTTGAACTTGTCCCGGGATTGGATAACACAATAACAGTAACAGGCGGTGGAGTTGTACAGATAAATTACACGCCTAAATTTTTGTACGACGTAGATTTTGATAATATGAAATGGAGCGAATAATATGGCTTTTAAATTACACGAATGGAACGAAACAGACTTCACAGGCGGTTGCCTTGCGTATCTTAACAAAGCGTATGAAGTGGCGGTGTTCGAGGGATTGCAGGAAACGCACACAGTTTCTTTTAAATACCCTATGAAAGACGAAAAATCGGAGCTTATAAAAGAAAATCGTATAGTATCGGTTGAAGGACAAGCATACCGTATTACATTTGTAAAGCGAGATTACAGCGGTTCAAGAATTATGACGGTGAAAGCTAACCGAATATTCTATGATGACGCACTTCATCATCACTTGCCGACAATCGGCAACGATACGGACGTGACAAAATCAACAATAGGTGTTGACCCGTACGACGTTATAAAACTTGCGATAGCCGATACAAAGTTTGAGCTTATACCCGACAGTGAACTTAAAGAAATGGGTATGACGAGAATAGGAGCAGACGGTGTTAAAATCGACTTTTACCCGACCGATAAGATAAATACATATGATGTTATACAAAACGTCATAGAGGCTTACGGCAGGGGCGAAATATACTATGATAATTACCGATTTGCGGTTGTGGAGCGTATCGGTAAGGATAACGGCGTGAGAATGTCAATAAAAAAGAATATGACAAGTCTTTCAGTCGAGAGAAACACACAAGAGCTGACGACAAGACTGTATATGTACGGCAAGGACGATTTGACGATTTCATCTGTAAACGGCGGTAAGCCGTACATTGACAGTAAAGAGGGTATCGAGAAGTACGGTATTCGTGAGGCGTACCGAGATTACAGCGATTACGATGACCCCGAAAAGCTAAAGGCGTTTGGTGAGTGGGACTTAAAGGGTGAGGGTAACGAGTTCAGACTTGACCGCCCTCAACTGACAATCACGGGTGACGTGGTTGATTTGAGTAAACTTGCCGAGTACGGTGATTTTTATAAAATTGCGTTGGGTGATACAGTACACGTTTTTGAAGATAATATCGAACATAAACAGCGAATTGTATCAATGACGTATTATCCATACAGCGCAAAACAACCGTCAGTTACAATCGGTCAGCCTACATTGGCTAATGCGTATTACCACGCGTGGTATATGGGTAAGCTGATTAAAACTATTCAGAAAAATTCAGGCAGAGCGAATAAACTGAAAACAAGCTATTTTCACGGTACGGTGAACAGTACCCAAAACCCCGTTGAATCAGATAACAAAAAACTGCTGTTAGACGGTGATTTACTGTACATAGAGGACGACAAGGGCAGACGACGTATAAATCTCGGCAATATGGACGGTAAATTCGTTTTTGAGCTGTTTAATCAGCTTAAAAAGAAAACAATCGAAATGGACGAGAACGGTAATGTAACGATAACGGGTATATTTGCAACGGGTACGGACACAGAAGCAAGGACCGTTATAGACAAAAACGGTATTCAAAGTTACGATGCAGACGGCAACAGGTACGGTTTGTGGTGTAATGCACCGAGTAGCAACGATATGAGATATACTGATTTTAATTTATACTACAATAATAAGTGTATTTTTCAAATATACAACGCTATATCGGGAATTTTGTTAAGAACGTATGGATTAGACATACTTAGTTCGGGAAATGGCACGACAGTCGGCAAAAATAAGTGGAAGTTTGAACAAGGAGCAAGCGGAACATTTCAAACGGCAGACGGAAAAACTGTAACAGTTTCGGGCGGACTTATAACAGATATTTCATAAAAATATTTACAAAAATCTTCCTTTGTGGTACAATTTAGGTATTACAAAGGAGGTATTTTTTATGAAAGGGAATATGAAAAGTTTTATATGCGGTATGCTCGTTATGGGTGTTATATCGTGTGCGGGAGCATACGCGGCTGACGTATGGCAGAATATAAATGTTTTACCGAATACAATCAAAGTTGTTGTAGACGGTAAAGAAGTAAAAGCCGATAATTTCCTATACAATGATACAACATACTTGCCGATAAGGGCAGTGAGTGAAGCATTAGGAAAAGACGTACAGTATGATAACCAAACAAGCACCGCCACAATATCAGAAAAGAAAGAAGATGATAATATGGCAGTTACAAGTAAATACACTCCACCGACAGAGTATATAAACGACTCTGCTTTCATTACTCAAAAAGACGGTGTATACTATGCGTTGATTAATTTTGTGGCGACTAAAATTCAAGACGCAGGATATAAATTTGACTACGACTACGATACAAAAACATTTAAAGCCGTAAGCGGTGATAATGTGATTTATACGGGCAAAACAACGGTTATGGATTCAGATGAAGTTATCCCGTACGACCAATTTGTCGACGAGATACAGCCGTTGTTGAAATAAACGATTAAATCTTGCAAATAACAACAAAATATGATTTTATCAAGAAAGGCACTTGCCAAAACGGTGAGTGCTTTTTTCGTACCAAAAATGAGGTGACATAATGTACAGACGAATACCACCATAGCACGCTTACGGCGTGTTTTTTTAATGAAATCCCAATCAATTACGATTAGAAAGGAATGATAAAATGAAATTAAATTTTAATTTTAGCGGAAAAACGCTGTTAAAGGATTGGTGGAAGATTGTTCGCGATAATTTCACGGCAATTCAAACCGAGCATAACACACTGTCCAACAAATTGGATACAGAAATAACGCAACGCACTAACGCTGATGTAGGTTTGGCGGACAAAATCACCGCCGAAAAAACAGCGAGAGAAAACGCTGACAGTTCGTTGCAAAAAAATATTAATGATGAAACGAAAAACAGGCAGACGGGCGACAGTGAATTACAACAGAAAATATCAGCCGAAATCACCGAAAGACAGACGGCAGACAGCAAAAAGGCTGACAAAACAGAGTTGTACGGCACTGATGAAACGACAAAACATACTGTTACATATTCATTGACTGCGGCGGATATGGCTGTCAGTATCGACGCAGGACACAGTATAGGCACGGTTACAGTATCGGGTAACACGGTTAAATCAAAAATCCTGTTAGACGGTTATTCAATACAGGCGGCGGATTTATCAGCAACGTTCGGTTGCGGAAAAGGTGAGGACGGCGACAAATATATTTGTATATATTATTCACCCGAAACAGGTACGCTGACAATGACGGTTGAAGATGTTGAAACGTCACCGGAAGAGGGAACTATCGCATTAATGACGGTAGGATATAACACCGCAACAGTAACAACAATGTACAACAGGGCGCAAACGTTTACAGGTATCAACAATTTGAACGGACTAAAAACCAATAATAAAAATTCATTTTTGGCGGCGGTCAATGAAATTGCAACAAAACTGACAACTGAAATTTCGGACAGAGAGGGCGCAGAGCATTCACTGAATGAAAAAATCAGTACTGAAATTTCGGACCGACAGGCGGCGGACGACGAGTTGAAAGCAAAAATAGCAGATATAAATACAGAACTGACAACGGATAACCTGTTTTATGATTTATCAAAATACGTCAACAGTGACAACACATTAGTCACTGACGACAGTGGTGTACAGTATTTGTCATATTCGGGTTCGTTTGAAAACGGAACGTATTTGTATCACAATTTTGTTGTTGATAATTTCCACCGTAAACCGAAAACAGAAACCACATTAGAATTGACATTCAATGTGGCGTCACGTCATATAGCTGGGGACGGTTGCGACAGTGGCGGTTTGAATATAGGCGAAACAGACGTATTGATTACATACACTGATACAACAACAGAAACATTCGGACAGTCATATTACACAGCAACCGATACCGGTGATAAAACAATCACGATAAACGGCACATCAGAAACGTATAAAACAACAAAATTTAAAATTGAAATCCATGTACAAAAAGAAATTAAATCAATTTCATTCCGAATTGTATCGGATAACTATTATACAAACGGTGACCCGACGGGCAATGTGTGTAAACAGAAAACATTAATACAGTCGGCTGTTTGTTATGATGATGAATGTGTGGCGGTATTGCGTGATGATATTAACGCGAATACATCAAAAATTACTGCCAATACAACAAAAATCACCGAAATTGATAAAACAGTTACAGACATTTCAAAAAATCAAATATTTGTCGTGTGTGACGGCGACCACGACGAATTAAAATTACAGGCGGCGATAGATAGCGCGCCGTATAAAAGTATTATATATCCTGTAGGTGAATTGTGCGTTATCACAAATGCAAATATGAAGTCGGGTTACGGAATGACGGGAACTAATAACGGTGTGGCAATTCCGTTGAAGGGCGGGATGACGTTAGACGGTTCGATGTGCGATACAATTATGTTCAAAAACACAAATTCTGCTGAAAAACAGTATGTTTTCCATTTGCCGGATGGCGCTAAAATGCAAAATGTAAAATTTACAGAGGACACGGACACTGTAACGGCGGACACGGTTAATCCGACAGTATTATTAGCGCAAAGTAGTTCACAGATAATATCCTGTACATTCTACGATATATTCAGTACACATCAATTCGGTGTATCAACGTTTGAAATGAGCAACGTTCTGTTTTTGAACAACGTCATAGATACGTTCGCAGGTGCACCGGCAAATAATTTGACATACGAAATAAAAATCGCAGGCAATTCGTTTGTTATGGGTAACAAATTTTTGAATTTCACGCAAAAAGAACAATCGTTAGGATATATGCTACAGGCGTCAACCGTTATATTTGTAAACAATTATATGTCCGGTTTTACAAATTGCAGTATTGATATAGGCAAAAAAATAGTAGGCAATATATTTAAAACGTTTACTGATTGCGGTATCGATATAAATGGCGAAATTTCGGACAATGAATTTGCAGCAATTACACAGAACACAAAAACACCGTTTATATACACCAAGGGGATTACATTAATCAGCGGAAACAGAATGCCTGTTATAAAAATTAATTCCGAATATATCGATTTTATCGAATGCGGAAATTATGCCGTTATATGCGGAAATTATCTGCACATTTCCGCCGGTCCTGCGTCGGGACAATGTAATCTAATATCAGCCAGCAGTCAGACGCTGATAGCAGATAATATATTTAGGACAACGGCGTCCGTAACGGCAAATGCGGATTTTTCAATTATATACAGCGACGGTAAAACAGTAGTCAAAAATAACGTGACAAACGCAACATCAATCGGAACGTTCGGCGATACGTGCGTTGTTGACGGAAATGTGACAGGGTGGTGATATTATGTACAAATTTTATATGAAAAACGGAACAGCACAATTTTATGAACGCGGTGTTGAAATTGACGGCACAGTGTACGGAATACATACCGATAGGGATATATTGCGTATAAAACGCAGGATTGTCAATGATAAATTCGCCGAAACTGACGACAATTTTGATATGGGCGTCGAAATCGCAAAAATTCAGCATACGGACATAACATTTGAACAGCCTACGGCGGAACAGTTGGAACAGATACAGGCGAAAACATACAACAGTATGACAGAATTAAAACAGCACGTTCAGTCTGTTATGAACGGTGACGAAACAATGTCACAGGACGAAATCAACGCAATGCTGATGTTACAGATTGCAGAGTTAAAGGCAGGTGTTGGCGGTGAATAAAACATTGATAAAAAAATACTATCAAATGGGTATTTACAAAGAAAAACATTTAGATATATTCGTCAAGGCGGGATATATCACAGAGAACGAGAAAAAAGAAATTATGGAGGGCTGATATGGAGGCAGAAAACGAAAAAGAAGTGTGGGAGCGTCTGACTGCCGTAGAGCAGTCCACCAAGTCGGCACACCACAGAATTGACGGTATCGAAAAACTGACCGAAAGCGTCCACATCATAGCTACGGAAACTAAGGCAATGCGTGAGGACGTAAACGATATTACATCACGGGTAGACGAAATAGAAAAACGTCCTACAAAGCGATACGAAACGGTAGTTACCGCCATTATTACGGCAATAGTGGGCGGTTTGATAGGTTATTTTGTTAAAATGTTAGGATTTTAGTATTTTAGAAATTAGGAGGTACATTAAAATGAAAGAATGGCTAAAATGCGCGGGTATTCGTGCAATAAAAACAGTAGCACAAACAGCAGTTGCCACTATTGGCACTGCTGTTGCATTGGGTGACGTCAACTGGGTAATGGTTGCGTCAGCGGCGGCATTGGCAGGTGTATTGTCGTTATTGACATCAGTTGCAACGGGATTGCCGGAAATGAATAACGAAAAGGGGGAATAAAATATGACGTTACAAGATACCGTTGCACTGATGAACAGTGCGGACTACAAGGAACGTTTCAAGGCAGAATATTATCAGTTGGCGAATCGGTTCAAAGGGTTAAAGAAAATGTTGGAGGAATGGGACAGGGGAAAACTAAAATTTTCCCCGACGTGTCCACGCAGTACATATAACATACAACTAAACGCAATGGCTGACTATTTGGCAGCTTTAGAGGCACGTGCAGTAATGGAAGATATTGAATTGAAAGAGGTGTAATGAAATATGACAGATAAAATTTTTATAAATGCAGTAAAAACATTAATCGCAAACTATTTTAACAACAATGTTGATGTGACAGACGGTAAGAAAATCACCACAGATGATGTGTATATCGTGTGGAGCTGTAAGACATTGCAGAATTTTAAAGCGTTGGCGTCAACAACTGTATCGGACGGAATGTATTACGAAATTACATACAACGGTGATAAAAATGAGATGTATTTTGACGCATATAAAAAATGGAAGAATATGACCGTAAAGGAGTGGTGATAATGTCGGCGATAGATAAATTGATACAAATAGCCAATGCAGAGGTTGGCTATTTGGAAAAGTCAAGTAATTCACAATTAGACAGCAAGACAGCAAATGCCGGTACTGCCAACTACACAAAATATTGGCGAGATATTAAACCCGAATACCAAGGACAACCGTGGTGTGCGTGTTTTGTAACGTGGTGTTTTGTCAATGCGTTTGGAAAAAATAATGCACAAAAATTATTAAAACATTATCCGTATGTGTATTGTCCTACAATGGCAAATTTGTTCACATTAAATGCAAATCCAAAAGTAGGCGATATTGTTATATTCAAACACAACGGAACATTTACACATACGGGAATTGTTACAAGCGTAAACGGCGATTATTTTACAACAATCGAAGGCAACACAAACGGAGGTAGTACCATTATTGCAAATGGTGGCGGTGTTTGCCGAAAAAGTTATTATAACAGTAATTTACCGG